TTGCAATAAGTTTATTACCTAAATTATCTAATGACCATAATCCAGGAGCTGTTACAATATCTCCTGATGCAGCAGCATTCCATGCAAAAAAATTAGATGCATCAGTTACTGTGTCACCAGATGAATGAGATGCAGCTGTTGTACCACTAGCACCTCTTGTTAATCCTGATAATGTTCCACCACTATTTCCTGTGTAAGTAATTAATTCATTATCAATTAATACAGTTCCTGATGATGGAAATGAAGATGAACTTGCCATAGTTAAAGATGTTACACTTGTATTTATGCTGGATGATAGTGTTGATGTAAATTGACCTGTTTGTGATCCACCCCATGAACCAAGACCCCAACCTGTTGTTGCAACTTCAACTGCTGGTCCAACTGGATAATAGTGTTTAACACGAATACCACCAGATGTAGATGCACCAGAACCAGACTCGTTAGATCCAACATCAATTGTTAATGTTGTATCTGTTGGTATTGATGTTACCATAAATTTATTATCATCAAAATTACTTGATGTAAAATTAGAGTTAGTAATAGATGAAAAATTATCTAATAATAAAATATCAAATTTATTTACATTATGTGCAGATGCAAAAGTTAATGTTACAGTTGATGAACCGTTAGTTGTACTAAATGCACTTGTAAGAGTTGTTGTAGATTTAATTGGATGTATGTCATAAAAAATACCACCAGAGTATGCATATAAAATTCTATTTGTACCTAGTGCTGCATACTTGATACCTGATGTATTTACAAAATGATGAATAGCTGTGTTACGACCAGTAATGTCAACAGAACCTAATTGTGCCCAACCACCTATTTTTTCAGGAGAGCCATATCTAAAACGAACGTTATCACCATTAACCCATTGGCTTTCACCACCGGTTGATGTAACTTGTTTATTAAATCCAGGTGCAAACTTTACCTTTTGTAACATAGTATATACCTATGCTCTACTACGGTTTAGTTGGCCACGTAGCGTCTTCACATTTTTTAACAGTGTCTTTACCTGCAGGCAAGTCTCTAAGATTTTTACGATATGTTTTCATATCGTCTGATAGAGTATTGTCAGACAAAGCTAAGTAATCAGTTTCAGCAAGAAGTCTATTTCTTTTAGCTCTTAGTTCAGCCAAAGCTCTAGCAGGGGCAGCATCTGACCACGCTTTTTCTTCAGCATCTCTAGCCGTTTCTTCTTCAGCTGTAAACTGTACTTTGTTACCGTTTATATTATGATATCTTGGCATAGTTTTCTCCTTTGTGTTTATGTATCATTATTATAGTATTCCGTAAAGGCAAATATCTCCAGCATCTATGTTGCCTGAGCTAAATTTAAACTGTATTTCATCTATTGCTGAAGTTGTGTTAAAATATCCTGCTGTAAAATTACAAGTACAATAAGTATCAGAATTTACAGTTTGTACTTTTGCTATAAAATGTTTTACAAATGTTGTAGAACTAGGATTAAATAAATGTAAATATCCACTAGCTCCATTATCATTTTCATGTGTTGGTAAAGATAGTGTTTGAAATCCTGTGCCTTGAGCCTGATCTCTAGCACTTTTATAAGCCAATGAAGTTGATGTTCCATCCTCTGTGTGATATGTTTCAAATTGAGTTGAAGTGATTGTTTCATTATAACCACTTCCACCAGCAGCATTTCCTTGAAAAGAAAATTCTGCATTATCTGTAGCTGGATGAATATTATTAAATGTAAACATGTACTCTTTATAAGTAGAGTCTAATACAACTGAACTTGCACCATCAACAAAAGATAAAGTTGCAGAACTAGAAGCTGTTAGTTTTTTAATAAATACCATGTTACCACCGCCAGCTTCAACAGATCCAAAAGTGGTTGCTGATCTAGCTCCTCTATCATTTATTGTAATTAATCCTGAACTTGGTAATGTCATTATGCGTCCTTTACCCCGTAAAGTTTAATTGTACCAGCATCTATGTTGCCAGATTCTAAAACAAATTTAACACCATTTACTGCACTTGTAGTATTTGCATATCCACCTATAAAAGCATTTTCAGTATAGTCGACACCAATAATATCTGATGTTTGCGCTGTAAAATGTTTTACAAAAGTTGTTGAACTTGGGTTGTATAAAGTCAGAAAACCAGAACCAGATTGGTCATTGTCATTTCCTATATTTTCCATAATAGGTTGATCTCCTGTACCTTGTGCTAAATCTAAACCAGTATTATATTCTAAAGAAGTTGTGGTACCTGCTTCATTATGATACGAATAAAACCAAGTTGTAGTTTTTGCAACATTGTAGTTAGAACCACTATCTATTGAAAAATTAACATAAAAATTAACACTATTAGTTGCTGGATGAATATTTATAAACTCAAATTTATAGATAGGGTATGTGCTATCCAAAACAACATCTGAACTTCCATGAACAAACGAAAGATTAGCACTAGAACTAGCTGTTAAAGTTTTAATATGAACTAATGCACCTGGAGAACTTGTTGCAGATTCAGGAGCCGTAGTTAAATTCCTAAGAGCTCTATCGTTGTATTTTGTTAATGCTGGTCCACCTATGATCATGATTGTTTTGGCCCCACTCCATACATTTTAATTGTTCCAGCATCTATGTTGCCAGATGACATTTTGAATTGTACTCTTGTTAAAGCTGTTGTAGTATTAAAATATCCCGCAGCAAAACAATCTGCTGCTTCACTAGCTTGACCATAATTTATAAATCTAGCTGTAAAGTGTTTTACAAAAGTTGTTGATGATGGATTAAATAAATGAAGTTTTCCACCACAACTCTCGTCATTACCATTTCCTAAATCATAAATTAATGTTTGAAACCCAGTTCCTTGAGCTATATCTCTATTATCTGTGTATGCAAGTGCTGCTACAGTATCAGCTTCAGTATGTCTAGCTTGAAAAAAAGTTGTAGTCATAGTTTGATTATAATTAGTATTGGTTCCTGTATCAGCTTGAAATCCAAAAGTTACATCATCACTTGCTGGATGAATATCAATAAATTTAAAAATATATTCATGGTAGGTGCCATCAATGTTAGATGTAAAAGATAGTGTTGCACTACTTGATGCAGTTGCTGTTGAAAGCAAAGTTAAATTACCAGGAGCCAAAGCTGCCGCTGTTGGCAACTCTGTGATTGCTGTTAGTGCTCTGTTTACTGCAACTTTAATAGCCATAGTCTATGATACCCCATACATTTTGATTGTTCCACTATCTATATTTCCAGATTGAAAAGAAAATTGTATAGCATTTACTGCACTTGTAGTATTCATATAACCACCAGTATAAAGTTGTTGTGTATAATTACTAGCATTTGCACCTTGTACTGTTGCTAAATAATGTTTAATAAAAGTTGTATTTGATGGATCAAATAAATGTAAAGTTCCAACTACAGATTGATCATTATCATTACCAATTTGCAAAGTAAATCTTTGGGCACCAGTCCCTTGTGCTAAATCTCTATCTGTGTTGTATTGCAATAATGCTTCAGTATCTGATTCATCGTGTTGTGCTTGAAAAGTAGTAGATGTTTTTGCTACATTGTAATTGCTTCCACCATCTACACTTGCATTAAATTGTAGATCTTGATTATCTGTTGCTGGATGTATATCATAAAATTTAAAAATATATAATTTATAAGTGCTATCAATACCACTTGTAAAATCTATTGTGGCTGAACTTGATGCAGTTTGAGTGGATAACAAAGTCAAAGCACCAGCGCCTGTAGCACTCGATGCTAGATCCATGTCATATTTTATGCTTGCGTATGTTGCCATTATGCTATCCCGTAAAGTTTAATTGAACCAGAATCTATGTTGCCAGATGCCATAGTAAATTGAACTCCATCTATTGCAGCAGTAACATTAGCATATCCACCTACATAACAATCAAAACTATAGTTAGTATAAGTAGATATATTTGTTCTTGACATCCAATGTTTTACAAAAGTAGTAGACGATGGATTATATAACCAAAGTTCTCCACTTGCACATTGATCAGCATCTGCACCAATTGATCTTGTCATTTCTTGTACTCCAGTAGATTGTGCTAAATCTTCTCCAGCACCACTCGCTACATAAGCTAAACCTGTAGCAGTGCCTCCTTCGTCGTGTGAAGCATTAAAAAAAGTTGAAGTTTTTGTAGCATCATAAGATGAACCACCATCTCTAAAATTTACTTGAAGAACTGTATCATCTGTTGCTGGATGAAGATTTATAAGTTTAAAAAGATAAGTTCTATAAGTATTATCTAAAACTACATCACTTGATCCATCAACAAAAGATAAATTAGCAGACGATGAAGCTGTTAAAGTTTTAATATGAACTAACGCACCACCTGATCCAGATGGTAAAGCTATGTTATATCTTGAATTTTGATATGTTGCCATTAATTAACTCCAAATAGTTGTATAGTTCCAGCGTCTATGTTGCCTGATGACATTTTAAATTGTATTTCATCAATAGCTGAAGTTGTGTTAAAGTAACCAGCACAAAAATTGTCATGACTTAATGGATCGCTTGAAATACCCATGTGTTGAGTTCTAGCAATAAAATGTTTAACAAATGTTGTGCTTGATGGATTAAAAAGATGCAAGTACCCACCTAAAGAAGAATCATTATCATTTTCAATAGGTGCATCATAATTTAATAGTTGAAAAGATGTACCTTGTGCTTGATCCCCACCACCATTATAATTAAGATTATTTTGTGTATCATTTTCTCTATGAAAAGCATCAAAACTTGTAGATGTAATTGTTTCATTGTACCCACTTCCACCAGCAGCATTTCCTTGAAAAGTAAAATCAGCTTCTGCAGATGGATGAATATCATTAAAAATAAATAAATATTCTTTATAAGTAGAATCTAAAACAACATCTGAAGTACCATCAACAAAAGACAAAGTGCTACTAGAACTAGCGGTTAAAGTTTTAATTAAAGTAAGAGAGCCTTTACTAAACCCATCATACTTGATAGCGTTATAATTAGCCATCTTACTTCTCCTTTAATAGCCAACCTTGCGTAGAGTCAACATACACAAGAGTAAAAGCGGCTCTTTCTGTTGCAACCGTCAAATTTTCTGACGCTCCTTGAATCTTGTGTGAGTTTCTGCCAACAGTAATATTGTTTGTATCTGCTGTTGCAGCGTAATCTATTATGTGAACTTCGTCACCTCGAACTGCGGATGCGGGTAATGTCATTGTAATTGCTGAACTAGATGTATCAACAAAATATCCTCGACCTGCAACCATTGTCGTTGCACCAGTAACTACTGCTTGCCAATCTACAATACCACCAGTATTAGCTGCAAGTTTTGGTTCTGTTACAGTTCCATCGGACGGTACACCGAGGTCGAGAGTGTCGCCCATTATAGTGATGAAGTCAATGGAATCTGATGTTGTCAGCGCCGCTGCGAATACAATCGTACTGCCTACAATAGTGTAGGATGATATAGGAGCTTGTAGGACACCATTTAATGATACCAAACAGTGTTGGGCCGAAACTGGGCTAATAGCTACACCACCAACAGTTAAGTTAAATGTATCTGTAGCGCTCGTCGATATCGCATCGCAAGCTTGAAAATTACCAAATGAAGGCTGAGCGCCAATGTAGGCCATACTATATTACTCCTTTTATTTTGTTTATCATATTAACTGATTCCATACAAGGTTATAGTTCCAGCATCTATGTTACCTGAACTCATAGCAAACTGAACAGCATCAATAGCTGCCGTTACATTACAGTAACCAGCAGCGTTTGCAGTAAATGCACCATCTGAACTTCTATTTGTATGTGATTTTGAAATAAAATGTTTTACAAAAGTTGTAGATGATGGATTAAATAAATGTAAATATCCACTAGCAGCTTGATCGTTATCATTTCCAATGTGAACTGCTAATCTTTGACCATCTGTACTTTGTGCTAAATCTGCTGCAGTAGCATAACCAACTCCTGCAGTAGTACCATTTTCTGTATGGTAAGCATCCCAAAAAGAAGTAGTTTTAGTAGCATCATAATCACTTCCACCATCTCTAAAATTTACTTGAAAGTGTGTGTCATCAGTGGCTGGATGAATATCTTTATAAATAAATATATACTCTTTATAAGTAGAATCTAAAACTACATCAGAACTACCATTAACAAAAGATAAATTAGCAGACGATGAAGCTGTCAGTTTTTTAATAAATTTCATAGATCCACCAGCTGCACCTGTTTCAAGATCATCAGCTCCTGAATCAAAACCAATTGCTTGATTTGCAGATGGAGTTACATTTAAACTATTATAATTTAATTTTGATATTGCCATTAACTATCCTTAATTCCGTAAAGTTTGATTGTGCCAGAATCTATGTTACCTGAATTCATTTTAAATTGTATAGCATCAATAGCTGATGTCGTATTAAAATATCCACCAATAAATTGATCTTGTACAACAGCATCATCTAAACTTGCATTTATTCTAGATAAAAAATGTTTTACAAATGTTGTGTTTGATGGTGAAAAAATATATAATTCACCACTACCACCATGATCATTAGAATTTACTATATTTCCATGTAATTTTTGAAAACCTGTTGCTTGAGCTTGGTCATTTCCAGTATCAGCACTTAAACTTGTAGAAGTACCGGCTTCATTATGAAATGCTCTAAATGCACTTGATGTCATAGTGACTCCATAAGAACTACCGGTATCAGTTGATCCTTGAAATAAAAAAGGTTGAGTAGATGCTGGATGAATATTAAAAAACTTAAATAAGTAAACAGGATATGTGTTATCAAAAACTACATCTGAACTACCATCTACAAAACTTAATGTAGCCGAACTTGATGCTGTTAAAGTTTTAATTAAAGTCATTGATGTAGATGTTGCTGTTGAAAAACCATCTGCATCTGCATCAAATGCTAACGCTGCACCTGCAACAGGTGTTACATTAAAACTATTATAATTAAATTTAGATATTGCCATTACGTAACTCCATACATTTTAATTGTCCCAGCATCTATGTTGCCTGAACTCATTTTAAATCTAAATCTTGTCAATGCTGTTGTTGTGTTAAAATATCCAGCTTTTTGATTAGACATAGAATATTTAGTGCCACTACCATCTTCTGCCATAGATTGATTTACAGAAAAAAAATGTTTTACAAATGTTGTACTTGATGGTTCAAATATATGTAAAACACCAACACAACTAGCATCGTTATCTGCACATTGAACTACTGCTAATCTTAAAAATGATGTTGATTGTGCATCATCATGATTTGTATTGTAGGCTAATACACCTCCACCTCCAGCTTCTGTTTCGTATGCTTGAAAATAAGATGTTGTTGCGGCTATATTATAATTTGTATTTGTACCTGTATCTGCTTGAAAAACAAGATATTCTCGATTTGTAGCTGGGTGTATATCTATAAACTTAAATATATACTCTTTATAAGTTGAATCTATATTTGAAGTAAAATCTATTGTAGCTGAACTTGATGCGGTCTGTGTAGATAGTAATACCATACTACCACCAACGTCTCCTGTTTCAAAACCATTGGCACTAGAATTCCATTTAAGTTTTTTACTAGCTGCGGGTGTAACGTTTATGTTATTAAAATCAACTTTAGAAAGAGCCATGTTATGCCCCCATCAATGCTTTTATCTCATCGTCATCTAAACCAAGATCTTTTAATTTTTGTTTGCCAGATGCTTTTTTATTTTCTGCATTAGTTTTTTTAGTATCAAAAGAATCTTGTATTTCTTTTAATTTATCAGTAATAGTTTTTTCAGTTGGTTTTTCTGAGCCATCATGGATAATTAAATTTGCATAAGTTTTATTTGCATCATTGCCATTTAAATTTTTAAATCCAAACCATTGTCCTGATTTTATTGCTACTAAAGCATCCTCTATAGTATTTGGTCTACCATTATTATCCATTTTATGTATCTCCTAATCTTATAAATGTTACATAGGTTGCATTAATAGTTGAACTTCCTTGTGTTTGCGTTGAGCTATTAGCAACTGCAATTTGAAAATTAACTTTATGTGTTGAAGTGTTTGTAACATCAAAAAATGCTTGAAATGCCCCACTTGAATAAGTTGTATTAGATCCTGTTTGTTGAATAAAACTATCAGCATAACCTAATGCAGCAAAAGTAGAATTATCAGTTGTATAATTTATATAATTTGAAATAACTCTATCATCTCCATTTAATGCATGATTTGTATTAAAACTTACTAAATAAACGCCAGTTTCAGGAAAAGTAAAAACACCTGAACTTTCTGACATAGCACTCCCAAGTCTTGAATAAGATGTATCAACTTCTTCCCAATTAGAAGCAATAGGATTTGCTGCACCAGTAAAAGCTGTGGTTAATCTCCATTGTCCAGCTGTGCTTATTCCACCACCTTTAATTAAACTATAATCAATTCTTTTTAATGTACCGGCATCTGAAACTAAAAACTCATCTGTGTCTGCTGGTTCACTTGCTAGTGCATCTTTACCAGAGATTAAATCATTACTAACCATAGCAGCTGTAATACTATTAGTTGATGGAACTGTTGATTGAATAGCTCTACCTAAAAAAATACAGTACATCACATCTGTCGAAGCTGTATTTTCTGATAATGTCAAC